ACCACGGTGCTGAGCGGGCCCACGCCGGGCGGCCGACGGCGCTGGCCGTCACCGTGTCCACGCAGCCGGTGCAACGCGGCGGGCACCCTGGCCGGGACAGCCTGCGCACCCGGCTTCGTGCGCTCGGCCTGCTGAACAACAAGCACATCCCGACTGCGTATCTGCGGGCCTCGGTCGAGCAGCGGCGCGAGCTCGTACGCGGCCTGTGGGACTCCGACGGCTACCGGCAAGCCGGCGGCGCAGACGAGATCACCCTCACCTCCCGACCGCTCGCCGAAGGCGTAGCCGAGCTCCTGCGCTCCCTCGGCCTGGTCGTCCAAATCCGTGGGAGCAACGCCACACTCCAAGGCCGTGCCGTATCCCGCCGGTGGCGCGTCAGCGCCCGCTTCGACTTCAACCCCTACCGCCGGTCCCGCTACGACTGGGCACCGGCCCGGTCCCAGGCATCGCGGCACACCCAACGCACGATCACCGACATCCGCCGTATCCCGGACCAGCCCACCCAGTGCATCGAGGTCGACTCGCCCTCGCACCGGTTCCTGGCCAGCACCTCGATGGTGCCCACCAGTAACTCATGCATGGCCTCGATCACCGTGCTGTGGTTCGTGACGACGAGGGAGGCCGCAGGATGGGACTGGAAGGTCATCACCACCGCGAGCGCGTGGCGGCACCTGGTGGTGTACCTGTGGCCGGAGATCCACAAGTGGTCGCGGCGTATCCGCTGGGACGTTCTCGGCCGTCAGCCGTTCTCCGTGCACGAGCTGCTGGCGCAGAACATCAAGCTGCTCCACGGGGCCGCGAGCGCGGTGGCGTCCTCTCGTCCTGAGCTGATCGAGGGCGCGCACGCCGACTCCCTGCTGTACCTGATTGACGAGGCGAAGGTCGTGCCGGACGGTACGTGGGACGCGATCGAGGGTGCTTTCTCCGGCGGCCGCGCAACGGGCCTGCCAGAAGCCTTCGCCCTCGCCATCAGCACCCCTGGCCCGCCCTCCGGCCGGTTTTACGACATCCACAAGCGGGGCCCCGGCCTGGAGGACTGGTGGACCCGTCACGTCACCCTGGACGAGGCGATCGCCGCCGGCCGGATCTCCAAGCAGTGGGCCGAGCAGCGTAAGAAGCAGTGGGGCAAGGACTCCGCGTTGTATGCCAACCGCGTCCTGGGCGAGTTCCATGCCTCCGACGAGGACAGCGTGATCCCCCTCGCGTGGGTGGAGGCCGCGATCGAACGCTGGCATGCCTGGGACCAGGACGGGCGCCCCCCGGTCGAAGGCCGGCAGTTCATCGGCGTCGACGTAGCCCGCGGCGGCAGCGACTCCACCGTCCTCGCCCACCGCACCGGCCCCCTGGTCGCCAGCCTGGAAGTCCACGACCGCGAAGACACCATGCAGACCACCGCCCGCGTCCAAGGCGCCGTGAACACCCGCAAGGGCGCAGTGCCCGCCGTGGACTCCATCGGCGTCGGCGGAGGCGTCGTCGACCGCCTCCGCGAACTCCACATCCCAGTCCTGCCCTACACCGGCGCCGCCAAGACCAAACACCGCACCAGGGACGGCTCCTTCGGCTTCGTCAACGTCCGGTCCGCCGCGTACTGGCACGCCCGCGAACTCCTCGACCCCGCCTTCGACGCGGAAGTGATACTGCCCGACGACGACCTCCTCGTCAGCGACCTCACAGCCCCGACATGGGACACCACCACCGGCCTACCCCCCAAGATCCAGGTCGAGAAGAAGGAAGACCTCGTAAAGCGGTTGGGCCGCTCCCCGGACCGCGGCGACGCAGTCGTCATGGCACTGTGGGCCGAGCAACTGCACGCCGCACGGGTCCAGTCCCCAGCCCACCGCGACCGAGCCAGCCAGCCCGGGACAGCGGCAGGGCGATACGGGCAGCGCATCGGGGCGTGACGGGAGCCCCGAGACATCGCGAGGGACGCTGCCCGGATGGAGCAGCGCCACCAGCGGTACGGCCGTCCTCAATCACCTGGCATGCAACCCCGCAACCCCCGAACGGACGCTGCGTGCCGTCTCAGGCCGCAGGTGTCTACGGGCGGCGCATCGGTCGGTGATCAGCCAACACGCGCCCCCTCAATACCACTTGTTGTATTCCACTGGAAACCCGCCATGCGGGTGGTGAAGGCTACTTACGTGCACCTTCTCCTCACTGCGCCGGGCGACGACATCACTCTGGCCATGGTCCAGGACTTCGTTTCGCTGGCCATCCCCGAAAACCTCACGGTCGAGTACAAGCTGGGCGGGAACAAGCCGATCGAGGCCGTGGCCGCCCTGGCCAACACCTACGGCGGGCTGATCCTTGTCGGCGTCGGGGAGGAGCCCCGAGGCGTCCCGAACCCGGACGACATCCGAGGAGTCAGCCGGTCGGAGAAGGACCGCCTCGTCAGCCAGATGGCGACCAACTTCGATCCGCCCTGGTCCCCGGAAGTGATCGAAGTGCCTCTACCGGAGAGCGGCAAGGTGGTGCTCGTCATCCGCATCGACCGGGAGCTCGTCCCGGCTCCGATCGTGCTGGACGGCAGAATCCTGATCCGTCTGGACGGGCGCAACGTCGCGGCCAGCCGTCAGATCATGGCCACACTGATTGCTCAGGCTGGCCCCACGCAGGAGCTGGTGCATTTCCGACGCGAAGCGACGCGGTCTCCGGCGAACCACCGGTCGGCCGTGCCCCCACAACAGGGCGTGGAGCAGCCCGACCTGCATTTCCGGGCCGTCACCAGCGTTCCGCTTCCGCTCGGTCGTCGGCGGCACCGTATGCCTACCGGGATGCCGGCCAAGCTTGTGGCCCATTTGTCCCGCACTCAGTTGCACCCGCTGACGAAGGCGTTGTCCATACAGCTTCAACCCGGAGGCGGAACGATCATGATCCCCTGGGCGGTCGAGCGCGCCACCAGCCGGGAAGTCGTGCTCGCGCTCCGTTCCCGGGGCGAGGCGCCCGAAGGCACCGGAGACGGCAGAGTCCTTTGCCGCGTCGTGGTCAGCATCCACCCCACCGGATCTCTCGATGTCCTCGCCGACGTTGTCCTCTGGCAGGAATCACACCTGTTGAGCTGGGACTACGTGCAGCAAGCCTTTCTGGCGCTCGTCCCGGCCGTGGGCAACGTGCTGCTCCCGGAAGCACTCGCCGCGATCATCGGCCCCGTCACGTTGTCGCTGCCCATGGTGGAGATGCACCTCTCGACCCACCGGTACGGCGAGCAGGACCGGCCGGTAGAGCACCTGGTAGACGTCTCCTCGCTCGGATACCGCGAAGACGCCCGCCCGTTCTACGGAGCTGGCGAGATCATCGACGAGAGCCTGATCGACAATGGCGACTGGGCTCCGGCTGTTATCGACGCACTGACGACCATGGCGATGGACTGGGGGTTCCCGTCGCCCAAGCTCGGATAGGCCCGAGAGCCGTCGCCCGTAAGTGCGGCTCGACCGGCACGGCGCAAGATCGGTCTCCTGGTCCCCGGCCCTGGCCGGTGCCGGTCAGCACGCTTCAACGACACCCAGATACGGCGGATCCATATGACCGACGACCAGCACGACCATGATCCCGAGGTGCCCGTGGAGCCAGATGTCCAGCAGGCAGCTGGTGCCGACCAGGAGGACGACGAGATGGCACCGCCGCAACTGCGGCACATCGCCATTCGGGAGTTCTCTGCGGAGTTCGAGAAGGCCACCGGATGGCCCGCCTCCGGCATAGCTATGCCTGGGGTCTACGCGGCTGCAGAAGCCCTCCGCCAGGTGCTGGACAGCCCGTCCCAGCGTCTGTTCCAGGAGTCGGTGTCGGCCCGGTTGTCTCCGACCCTGGCGGCGGCCGCGACCGCACTGGGCAGGTACCGGCTTGAGGAGTCGGTGTCGGCCCGGTTGTCTCCGACCCTGGCGGCGGCCGCGACCGCACTAAACAACTTGGACCTCCGGTACCTCATGCCCGGCGGTGTCCTGAGTCGCAACGAAGCCTTCCGCCTCGCCGGTTCCACCCTGTGGGAAAACGTACAGGACGTCGATCCGGAGAACTGGCGCGGGGAACGGCTCCGACGGCTGGACATGCTCGCGGTCCTGGAGGAGGGCATCCCGCTCGTATGGATACCGTCCGCGGACGTCATCCGGGAACTGCTCGATGCACTAGATGCCCCTGCCCGCCGCAAGGTGCTGGAGCGGCAAGCGCCCACAGTCGCCGAGGACTGCCGTACGGTCCTCACCGATGTGGTCCGCACCGATCTCGCCTCCGAAGTCGGCTTCCTTCACGACTGCCTCGACTCGATCGACAACGGTACTTACCCGGCCGCGCAGGTCCTCGCCTCCTCCATCTTGGACACCCTCCTGCGGGCGATGGTTCGAGCCAATCCCCACCTACAAAACAACAAGGGCGGCTTCACCTTCAGCATCCTGGCCGCACAACTACCGAAGGCCACACCGGACACCCAGGTCGGCCAGTTTCGCGCCTACTGCGTCAACACCGGCATCCACAAGGCGTACGAGCCCTACTTCGGGCCGCCCGTGCCCGAGGGGTACAACCGGCACGCGACCGCCCACGCGGCGGGCCCGACGCAGATCACGCTCCCCAACGCTCTCACTGCGGTAATGCTGGCAGTCGGACTAGTTCGGGAACTGGAGGAGACCCAGTTGCCGCTCAGCCCGGCCGGATAACGCTGGCGTGTCAGATGTGCACGTCGCGGCTCCCCAGGGGTAGGCGCCGTGCCGTCCCGGGCGGCCGGTCTCGCGGCCCAGCGGAGCTGGTGAGTTCATCGTTGTCGTCGGGTGGCGTGCCGAGGAGCCTGACACCAATCCGTCGCGCTTGCGTCGCGGGCGTCGCGCTGTCGGCGAGGTGATATCGCCTCGCCGGGTGCAGTAGCGCCCGGAAGTGAGCCCGGCAGCTCTCCGGACGGTGAGTCGCTCGGGCTTTGCGCATTCCGGGAGGTGGCCCCGGCTACGCCGCACTGGACGGGTTAGAACCCGCGAGTCCCCTGCACCCGCTGCGGCCGGCCCACTGCGGCCGGGCCGGTAGCCGGTCGGCGATGGCGCAGCCGCCCGGAAGTACCCGCCGTGCCGTCCCGGGCGGCCGCTCGCTCGCTGAGGTGAGCAGCGAGACCCCCAGCATCACACTCCCACCCTCAAACGGGAAATCTTTCACTGCACAGGGGGTACGGCGGGAATATTTCCCGCTTCTGGTTACCATCGGCCTCAGAACAGCTGAAATCTCCCGTGGAGGCCGCTGCCGTGCTCGCCCTGACCACCCTCGTGCTCCTCGCCCTGGCGGCCTATCGGGCAACGCAATTGGTCGTCCACGACGCGATCCTCGACCCCGTGCGGGACCGCCTCCTGGCCTGGCATGAACAGCGCCTCGACGCCCGGGTCCGTACCGCCGTCGTCACTCTGATTTCCTGTACGTACTGCGCCGGATGGTGGCTGTCTGGCGCGCTGCTCCTGACCTGGCTCCTGGCCACCGGCCGATTCGACCAGGCCCCGCTCCTCGTCCACGCCGTGGAGTGGTTCGCCGTCGCAGGGGGCCAAGCCCTTCTCAACCGCTGGGACGACTCCCGGGACCGCTCGTGAGCGACAACGCCACCGCCATCCTCATCGCCCTCATGATCTCCGCGAGCGGTGTGCTTCTGGCCTGGGCCGAGCGCCCACACGCGCGCACCCGGCACTCCGAGCGCTACAAATCCTGCGACACGAACGGCCACCCCGCACATATCCACGACCCAGGCTACGACGACCGGGCCGGCACATGACGAGCCTCGCCGCGGCCGCCGCGCGGTACACCACCACCACCGCGAAGACCAGCGCGAAGACCACGAGCCTGGGCCGGCAGCGCACGGCGTGGGACTTCTACGCGACCGTGCCCGAGGTCCGCTCCTACGCGAACTGGGTCGGCAACGCCATGTCGCGCTGCTTGTTGCGGGCCGGCCGCGTGCGGGCAGACGGCACGGTCCAGGCCGCGCCCTCCACCCACCCCGCCTCCGACTACGTGGCCCAGATCGCCGGGGGCCTCGACGGGCGCCGCCAGCTCCTCCGCGAGTACGGCCGCCACCTGTCCGTCGCAGGCGAAGGATGGACCGTCATCACGCCCACCAGCACGGGCCTGGCCTGGCACGTCCTGTCCGTGCTGGAGGTCTCCGGCAGAGGCAGCGCCCTGGAAGCAACCATCGACGGCGAGCCGGTGAAGATCCCGCCCGCCGACGACGGCATCGCCTTCGACGCGCAGGCCCCCGTCGCGATCCGCGTGTGGGACCCCGACCCCCGCGACCGCATGCAAGCCGACTCCCCGATCCTCGGCGCACTGGACCAACTCGAGGAACTACGCCTGCTGTCGGCCGCAGTCCGGGCGGTCGCTCTGTCCCGTCTCACCGGCCGCGGCGTCCTCTTCGTCCCCCAAGGGGCCAGGTTCCCCACCAAGCCCGGCGAGCAAGGCTCGGCCGAGGACGACTTGATCGACGTGTTCATGGAGGTTGCCTCCACCGCGATCCGGGAACCGGACAGCGCAGCCGCGACCGTCCCGATCATCCTGGAACTCCCCGCTGAGGCCATCGCCGCCATCCAGCACGTGAAGCTGGGCGCGGAGTTCGACGAGCTGATGATCAAGTTGCGGGAAGAGGTCATCGGCCGTATCGCGGTCGGCGCAGATATCCCCGCCGAAATCCTCCTCGGCCAAGGCGACGTCAACCACTGGACCTCCTGGTCCCTCCAGGAGGAGGCCATCAAGCTCGGCGTGGAGCCGCGCCTGGACCTGGTCGGCCACGCCTACACCACGCAGCTCCTGCGCCCGCTGCTCCAGGCCGACCTGCTGACCGACGCGGACGAGTGGGTGGTGTGGGCCGACACCTCCCCGCTTCGCGTGCGCACCAACCGGGCGCAGACCGC